GACGTGGGTTAAGAACACCTACACGACCATCACTAGAAACACCTTTCTCATCTAGAGCAGCAGCTGCGTCATAGAAAGCGTTTACTAGACCAGTAGCTGAGTAAGCATCAGATGCGTTTGTAGTTGTACCTACACGTACCTGAGTACCACCTGGCTCAACAAAGTTAGACTTACTGATAGGTGATGCTAATCTTGCAGCCTTAGTAATAGCTCTGAAGATTTTTCTGTCATATTTTTCAGCGAGTGCATATCCAATCTTCTTAGATATTTCTCCTCTTAACTCATAATGAGCAAGAACTTCGTCTAACTCGTAAACGAAAGCTGAACTGATTAGTAGATCGTCAACTGTAATAGTTTTCTCTGCTACTGGTGGTGCACCATCGGAGTTACCGAGGATGTTGTTACCAGGAGTATGGTACTCAGCTGAAGTTCTACCTGTGAAGATAAA